CTTACCTTTACACTCCTGATACCAGCGAGTGATACCGTTCTCAGTCTTAACACATGTATGTATCTTTACTGTCTTTTTGATCGGGCCTATCTTGTCGTCCTTCTCTTTCTTCTCAGGCAGGAATCCATCTGGTAATGCCTCGGGATAGACTTCTTCTTCTACTAGGATCTCAGTCACATGATCCATTGGATCACGAACGACACAATAATTTTGTAAGTGTATAGTTCTAATCCTGTCTTCTTGTATGTAGAGAAGGACATTCCCTGTAACTAGCAACTGTTGAAATGCCTGAGCAAGTGAAGCCCTTGCACTCATAGTTTCTAACTCAGTCATCACAGCTTGCTCTACCTTTACCAATGCTGTGTCGAGTTCTGTTTTAATCTCTGGCCCTTGCTCTTCTATTCTTAATGCAAGGCTGTCAATCTCTAACTTGAAGAAGGGAGTGTTAGGAGGGAAGAGGGTTAAATTTAATTTATTTTGCAAATTGGAAATACCGAGACTGCCAGTTGATTGCCAAGGTGTCTTGAGTTTTCCATGATCTCCCATGTTGGAGTCAGGACAGGCAGCAGGGTTGGTTACCTTTGCGCAATCTCTAGCTCTTTGAAGGAAGGGATTACGATTAGTTGTTAACTGATCGTACCTACCAGCTAGGGTCGTACCCTTCTCTTTATCTCTAGCTCCTTTGCCTGGTGCTAGATCAATCTCGTTAATACTTAAGTCCATTTATGTAGGGATGTAAAGACTCTTAGCCGCATGTGATGACGACTTAGTTACTTGTTGCTTGGGTGAATCTTTGACTGGATCATTCCTAAATTGTTTCCTGCCACCACCTTTGGTCCACCGTTTAGAATCTAGTGCTGGTGCTGCTACTGCTGCCGTCTTCTCTGGTGGTGGTGGTGGTGCAGCTTTTGCTTCTGCTTTTTGCTCTGTATATCTAGTTTTATTTTCTTCTCTGGTTACTTCAAACTGTCGCTTCTGTTCTGCCATCTGCTCTTTTTGCAAAGCAAGGTTCTCTTGGTGACGCTTTTCAGCAGCCTCCTTTGCTTCGTCATTTGCTCTGTTAGATCCACCGCCTCCACCACACATAGTTAATCCTTGTAGTTACTTAATAATACATTGATATTAAGATACAGCAGGTATTCCAAGTTCTCTTATTTGCCCTGTCGTTTTAATTTTATTCTGAAAGCCTTTCTTTCCTTGACCTGCAATTTGTCCTCTATCGTCTTTCTTTATCTTTTGATCTGCTGCTGTCTTACTTTTTACAGCTTGCTCAATATTAATATTAGTGTTACCACTGCCACCTCCATACATCCTTAAGTACTCATCATCTTTAACCTTTGGAATAGGAGTAAACCCACCAGTGTCTCCGTGTCTAGCTGTATCGTAAGTACCTACAAATCTTGTCTGCCATCCATCACCCCAGTTTATATCTTTAATTTCATTCAAGCTAAGACCAAGATTACTATCGTGAGTTGCATGATTCATGTTTGATGGAAGGTAGTCAAGGAATCCGTCGCCATCGTGATCTATCATTCCTTTATTCTTGGTTGCCCAAATACCTGCTGCAATAGCTTGTTGTCCTTCTTTTGAGTTCTGCCATTGAAGAATAGCTAACGCATCATCACCAGTGAACTGGCTACCATCTACATTTTTTACACCGCCTGGTATTTCAAAAGTTTTATTACCACCTCCCATGCCTGCTACATCTGTATCTCTTCGATAATTATCTTGTACGAATTGATGTCCTTTAGTTGACGGGCCATGCTGTCCTGTAATAAAAGGAACGGCTGTGATCCGATAACCTCCAGGAACTTTGTCGTCTGGAACCATCTGCCACTTGAAAGGTGTAGAAGTTTCTGCCTTACCATCCCCTCCTAATATTGGTATTGGATTGCCTGCTGCGTCTTCCTTATAATGTCCTTCATCATCAAGCTCGTAATGAGTAGCAATTTTCGTACCAGTTTTATCTAAGATGCCTTGAGCAATTGCATCTTCATGCAGGTTCAAGTACACCTGCTCTGTTATCTGTGTGTTTCCCCTGTCACCACCTTGAGTGACAATTTCTAAAGGATTACCGTAGCCAATTGATCCATACTTTTCGTAGTTGATATGACCTACGTTTTGCTTTATATCTCTTGCAATAGCATCATCTGCAAGTTTCTCGGCTTCTGCAAAAGTTTTACCTTGGGCTAAATGACTTTGTATGTCCTGTGTTTTCTGATAGCCAAACCATTCATTACCTTCTGTTCCAACAGTATTTCCCTGATATATTCCATACTGATAGTTCTGGTTATCTACATAATTTTGAAGGTTAGATTGTTTTATATCAGTAGCCCAGTCAACTGCTCTTTTTCCTACCGGCACGTTTTCATCTTGAAACTTAAACCAGTCAGGCACACCAGCAGCAGCAGAGTCGTATGTAGTTGTTGCTTTGTCTGACGTACCACTGACGTATTCAAATGCTTCGCTAGAACTTCCAACGCCTCTACTAATACTGGTTGTTGCGGCTGCTTCTGCTTGAGCAACAGTCTTGCCACTAGCTATAGCTGATGCCTTAGTGCTTTCCCATTGTTTACCCCAGTAATCCTGCCCTTCATTGCCTGCACTTCTCCCTAGCCTATCCTTAAAGACTTTGTTGACTGCATCCTTGCTACTTGTCATCGCTATTCGATGTTGTTCTGCTCATTATATACAGACCTTAACATCCTTACCAGCTCGACCTGTCCACCGTACCTCCATATCTCTCGGTCATGTGAATCTATTGATGGGCATCTATCAGGGTAGATCTCTTCTAGTTTCCTAATGAGTACCTCATCTATTGGAGGCCAGAGTTCTTCATCAATCATGTGGTGGGTGGTTCCCAGAGGGATACTTCTTGCTTATGTAAATTGTACTCCCCGTGTCTCAAGATTCTAGTGAGTCGTGCTGAAAGTAATGCTGATTTGTATGTAAGTTTCCTCTTCTCGTATGCACCTATCACCTTGTCCCACATATCAGAAAGAGTCTCGGAATCTCCCAAAATTTTTTCAGCAGTTTTTGGCCCGACACCTACAAGGCCAGGAATATTATCTGTCCTATCCCCTTGCAATACCTGCGACATCCAGTTTCTATCTGCCCTCTTTTCAGAAATGGTTTCAAGTTCTCCATTCCTCAGAAGAATGCAGGGTATGGTCTTCATATCTTTATCACCTGAAACTATGACACGGGTGGGGTGTACCTCCTCGGTTGCAAGTATGCCCATCACATCATCAGCTTCAAGATTGGGATAGACAGCGACATCGTGATACCTTCTCACTGCTTCAGCTACATCTTTAAATGCCAAGGGTTTACGCTTGCCTATTCGATTAGCTTTGTACTCGTTATACACCTCATGTCTAAAGGTGGGATAGTCAGAGAAACACATGATGATCTTGCCTCTATCACCAGTGATGGACTGATATTCTTCTAGCTTCATAGCTACATAGTCCAACGCTTCACGTTCATCTGATACAAGTACATGCTGGTACTCGTTGAACTTGAAGTCCTGCTCTACTGCACAGCAGGCAGAGTAAACAAGCATGTCGGCATCTATTAGTAGAGTCATTGGAAGAAGTTTGTTTGTTGTACTAAGCGACCAGTCTTCTCGTCATATAACAAGGTATCGACAGGGCCAGTCTTGCCTGAGTACCTGTTCTTCATTACTGCTAGCTGTAGCTGTGATCGTTCACCTGCGTCGGTTGACTGTTGGTTTCTGGAGCAGCTAATACAAAAATCTGATAGCTGAAGAATTCCACTGCTACCTCTAAGGTCAGATGGTGACACGGTTTGTCCCTCTTCATGCGCCTTGCCTTGTGGCCTGCGTAAATGAGATACAAGTATGAGTCCAACACCTGTCGCCTCAACACATTGCCTTAGCTTGGTGCATGTAACATCCAATGCTTTCCGTTCATCAAGTTCGATGCCAGAAATAACAAGGGTAAGGTGATCAAGTATTACTACATCAACCTCTTCTGCTGTAGCTAAGTAAGTAACCTGTTCGATGAGTCTGTCGGGGTCCATCGATCCGAAATGATCGTACAAAAAAAGACGGCCTGATCCTAAGAGGGAATCGAAGGCCGACTTCAGTTTGGGGATCTCGACAGTCTCATCTAAATGCAAAGGTTTGTTAAGTGCAATACCCATGATCCCTTGAAGTGTGCGTTGAAGGGATTCTTCTAGTGCTATGTACCCTACTCTCAGCTTCTGAGTAAGGAAGTGATAAGCAAGTTCTTTGCATACGGTACTCTTCCCAGTTCCACTGCCAGCACAGAGAGTTATCATCTCTCCCTTACGAAAACCGTGGGTGTAATCGTTTAGTTTTACCCAAGGGTAGTGACAGATAGCTCTTGACCCTGGCTTAATTAATTCATCCCATAAAGTTGAAGCTTCTTTAATACTGTCAGGTCGTGCTGGCTGTGATTTCCATAGCA